TGGGGGGTGCTAACTTGGAAGGTGCTTACTTGGGAGGTGCTTACTTGGGAGGTGCTTACTTGGAAGGTGCTTACATATATGTATGGGATGATGATGAACCTAATATAAAAGAGATTGTTGAAAATATAGAGAATAATAGTAATCTAAAAATAAAAAGTCATTATATAAATAAACATATATTATCACCATATTATCTAACTTATTGGAAAAAAGGATTAATTATTGATGAATATGAAATAGTAGAACCTAAAAAAGAAGTAAAAGAAATGACAATTGAAGAAATAGAAAAAGTCTTAGGATATAGTGTGAAAGTAGTTGGTGGAAGCGATGAAAATGAGCAGGTATTTAAAAATAGAATATATTTTAATAATTGTGGGTTTGGTAATGATTATGATTGGAACATTAATTATGGCAGTAGAAAAGATTGATGAAAATAGATGTTATAATCTGCCTTTAAATGATTTTTATAGGGACAAGTCTTGTTTGAAATATAAAGAAGGGGTAATTAGATGAATAAAAACAATGCTAGAGAACAATTATATAGTTTAATAGAACATTTTAATAATGGTGGTACAAATTTTAATGAGAAAGATATAGAGGCGATAAAGTATTTATTAGAAGAAAATAAGCAATTAAACCAAGACTATGAAAAAGAGAATTATTTAGTTGATAAACTAACAAGACAATTAACACAAGAGTATAAAAATACTAATAATATTGTTAAAAAAATTAAACAATATAAAGATATAATTGATGAATTAGAAGAGTGGTTGAAAAAGGAGATAGGAAAATTTGAAGAATATGGAGCTAGTTTTGGATTAACTATAGATGAAGAAATATCTGAGTATATAACAGATAGAATAAGCGGTTATAAAAATACTTTAAAAAAATTAAAAGAACTTAAAAAGGAGTAGAAATATGGATTTATGGATAAGAAGTCAAGATAGAAAGAGATTAGTACCTAACCCGAATTTATATATTGTTAATTCGGAACAAGGTAATTGTGTTTATATCGGAGATACATTAATTGGCCATATAGCAAAATACGCCACAGAAGAAAGAGCAATAGAGGTATTAAATGAAATACAAGAACATAGAGATGTACTTCTTTGGTTAAAATTAATGCCAAATAGTAAGAAAATACAAGGTATAAAAGAATTTCAAAAATGGAGAGATAGTTTAACTTATGAAATGCCAAAGGAGTGATTGGAATATGAGGTTAGGAAGTGTAAGTCTTTTTAGAAAAGAAGCGTTAGATATAATCCTTCATAATTTATATAAAAGATTATTAGAAGAACCAATAGTAAAAACGGCTTTTTTGATAACAGAAGAGACTATATTTGAACAAGGAGAAGAAAAATATCATTTTAAAATAAATGACATTGCTATACATGAAGATATTTATATTCCTCCAAAACTTGAACAAATACCATATCACAGCAACAATTTTACATTTAAAGAGAGAATCAAAATATTATTTAAAGGGAAAATATAAGGAGAAAACAGATGAGTAAAAGAAAATTTGATTATATGGAATTTCATTATGGTAACGATAGTGCAACCCTATTTGATTCTGGAAGATACACAAGAGAAGAAGCTATAAATCAATTTTGCAGAGATTATTATTTAGATTATAAAACGATTTTAGATGAAGAAAAAATCAAAGTAGAAGAAGAATATGTTAAATGGAAACCTAATTTATCCAAAGAAGAAATTTGGCATTTTGATTTAGAAGAAAAGCAAGGTATGTATATAACTTGCAATAAAGAAGTTAAAAGAGCTTTTAAATGTTGGAAGGTGCTTATATGAATAGGGAAAATTTAAAAGAATTTTTATTAAAATGTTATGGCTATACTTTTAGGGATGTTGATATTGTGATGAAATATTTTGATGATGCATACACAGAAATCGAAGAACTCAAAGAACAACTAAAACAGAAAAATAAAATAATTGAGGAAGCTACACTTAAAACAAAGTGTGTTAAAAAGCATGACTTTGACAGAATAGGAAGACATGAAATTTTAGATATTTTAAATAAAGGAGTAGATGAATAAATGGGTATATGTATAGATTTAAATAGATATGATTATGATAAAACAAAGAAAGCATTATTAGAAAAGACAAGAGAAAAAGATGAAAATGTAATTGATAAGATTTTACAAGAATTTGGAACAAAAATAAATAATGACTATATTATTCTTAATAACGAATATTATGAAGATGGTAATTGCTTTTATAGAGTAATGGAATTTATAGAAAGATACTATAAATTTGAGGATGGAGATGTTTATGAATGTTTCATTCGTTCTGATAATGAAACAATGATAGATTATAAAGAAATAGACCAAGCTTGTGAAAATCTTGGAATTGATATAGAAAAGTTAGATGTAGATGAAGAGGATGATGAAGATGAAAATGAATGGTAAAGGTTTTGTATTAATAGCATTGATTGTATTAACTTTATTTTTAGCAAATAGCTGTAGTTTAGATAATCCAGAATCGTCATGTTTTTATAGTTATACAGATATAAATGGAAATAAAGGAACATTAAAATATTGCTATACTACATCAGGGCAAATGATATGTTCTAGTGGCGATTTTAATTATGAAATTAAGGTTGTTGAATACTATAGATTTTGTAATGAGGAGGTGAGCGAACGAAAATAATAGATATATTATTAAATATAGCAAATAATAAACTTCCAAATAAAACAAGATTTAAAGTTTATAGCAGTAACGGCGAAAATCCGTTTATTTGTGAATATGACAATAGTTATCCGGGAACTCTTTGGTGTATAACAGACGACAGAATAAAATTTAATTACAAAATAGATTTTATGAGAATACTTAATTATGAAGTAGAAATATTAGAAGAAAATAAAGAAATGGAAGATATCAGCAAAGCAAGGCTAGATGTAAATGCTCACGATATTCTTTACTATGATTTATTAATAAGACACTTTGTAAATGAAAATAGAAACAAAATAAGTGAATTAGTGCAAGCAGTAAATAAAATAAGAAGAGAGTTAAAGAATAATGATTAAAAAAGAAATATATAAGGTTACTGTTAAGTATTTAAGAAGGTATGTTGATTTTATTGTAGAAAAGAGTGATAAAGAATGAGTGAAGAAAGACGAGGATATAAGGTGGTTTATGAGTAAGACTTGGTACGGACATTATATATATGCTGATTTAGTAAAAGGGCAAGAGTTTGTTGATTATAAAGATTATCTAAAATTATATAAAATAATAGGTGATTTAGAAAAGAAAAATAAATTAGCTAAAAATCAATATAACACATTTGAACTTTTAATAAATTCAAATATTGAAGCTTTACTTACTGAAAACAAAAAACAAAGAAATATAATAAATCATCTATCAAGAAGGATTCAAAATAAGAATAAAAAGTATAGACAATTACAAGTTAGGAAAATACCTCCTACTATGTATGGTAGAGAAGTTGTGATAGTTCCTGATAGTATGGCTGATAAAATTATGGTAGCTAATAAAGAACTTTTTGTTATAGGGAGTGATATAAGTAATGGAAAACATTGAATATTCCTTAGACAGCTTTGGAAGAGTAAGAAAAGTAAATAAATTAAAGGATGATAAAGAAATAAATTGTGGATTATATATTGGAGGTGAAAAATATGGAAAATAAAAATAGATTGATTGTCAAAAAAATGATTGAAGTATTTGGAGATAAACTTTTAGGATCTACTTCAGACGATCATTCGCTTACAGTTGCATTAAAAGATAAGACTATTGTTATTGATGATTATCTTGAAAAAACATTAGAAGAAATAATTGATGAATTAAAGAATTAAATAATAAATTTAGGGTTCGGTAGAAAGGGGAGTTAATGACTTTAAAAGAAAGTTTAATACAGTATACTGATACTCAAAAAGAAATTAAAGAATTAGAAGATAAAATAAATAAACTAGAGGTTGAAAGTAATGTATTTAGTATAGTTGAATCCTCATCATTAAAACCTCCATTTCAAAAGCACAATATTAAAATAGAACATATCGATTATAACAAAAAGAAAGCATTAAATTATTATAGAAATATATTACAAAATAGGTATGATAGATTATTAGTACAACAAACTAGAGTTGAAGAATTTATAGACATAATTCCTACAAGCAGATTAAGACGGATTTTTGCTTATAGATATATAGAAAACTTCACTTGGCAAAAGGTTGCTTATATAATAGGCGGTAATTCAACTTCTGAAAGCGTTAGAAAAGAACATGATAGGTTTTTAGAAGAAAAATAATATTTGTCCGTTTTGTCCGTTTTATATATATTATATTAGTATTGTGAGAAATTCACAAATTTATGACATATTTTTCTTCTTAATTAAAAGGGCTAGAAATAGTTCTTTTTATTATGAAATATTTGGAAGGTGATGGGTAATGACCTCATTAAGTAATCAACAAATGTTATTTTGTCAAAAGTATCTTGAATTAGGCATGAATGGGACACAGGCTTATCTAAGTGTATATAAGAATTGTAAGAAAGAAGAAACAGCTATGGCTGGTGCTAGTAGATTGTTAAGGAATGTTAAGGTAAAGGAATACATAGAAGAGTTACAATCGAAAGTAGAAGAAAAAGCTATTGTGACTATAGAAGATATAGTAAAAGAGTTATCAGTTATAGCTTTTGGGGATAGAACTGAGTTAGCTAGAGTATCAAACGAAGAAGTAGTTGATCCTGAAACTAAAAAGATTGTAGCTGTAAAATATCATCTTGATATAACTGATACTGATAAACTGAGTGATAATGCTAAAAAGATAATAAATGGATATAAAGTAACACAAGCTGGTATATCAGTTGAAAGTTGTGATAAGATGAAAGCTCTTGAACTTTTAGGTAAGTATTTAGGAATGTTCAAAGATGAAGCACCTACAATAAATAATAATATTGTTAATCCATACGCCAATTTAAGTGAGAAAGAATTACGAAAATTGGTTGGCGATAATTAATGGTACCTGAGTATGTAAGAATGCGAGCGAGATGTGAACTGGCTAGAAGAGTTTATTCAGACTATGTTGAATATGTTCACGAAGGTAGATGGATAAAAGGAAAAGCAGTTTCTTATATTTGCGAAGAAGTACAAAAATTTATAGAATCAGATACAGGTCATGCTTTTGATATTTTAGTTTTGTCTGTTCCACCACAACATGGGAAATCAATGACTATAACAGAAACATTACCCAGTTGGTATCTTGGTAAAAATCCCAATAATAGAGTAATAGAGGTGTCATATAGTGAAGATTTTTCAAAATTATTTGGAAGAAGAAATTTAAAGAAGATTAAACAATTTGGAGAATGTATTTTTGGTATTAAATTAGGTTCAGTTGCTAATAATACAGAATTTGAATTAGATAATGGTATTGGAGGAATGATTTCTAGGGGTATACTTTCTGGAGTCACAGGTAGACCAGCAAATTTAATAATAATTGATGATCCAGTTAAAAATAGACAAGAAGCCGATAGTAAAACATATCGAGATAGAATATGGGCAGAGTGGTGCGATTCCTTAAAATCTCGTCTTGCTTATGGTGCTAAAGTAATTATTATTCAAACGAGGTGGCATGAGGATGATTTCGCTGGTAGAGTAATTAAAAACGAAAAACATGTAACGGTTATAAATTTAAAATGTGAAGCTGGCGATAATGATGTTTTAGGAAGAAAAAAAGGACAAGCCTTGTGTCCCGAAATAGGCAAAGGTGATTCTTGGCTAAAAGACTTTAAGTCTTCATATACAACAAAGGAAGGTAAAAGAACTTGGAACGCTTTATATCAAGGAGAACCTACACCGGATGAAGGAAATATTTTTAAGAGAAAATGGTTTAATTATTATAAAGAATTACCTAATATACCATATAAGTTAATAAGTGTTGATGCAACATTTAAGGATAAAGAAGATAATGACTATGTAGCAATTCAAGTATGGGGAAAGAGAAATGCAGATTATTATTTAATAGAGAGAATAAAGGAACATTTTGATTTTCCTACAACCATAGAAGCAATACGCCAATTGAAAACTAAACATATTGACGCTAGTGCTATTTTAGTTGAGGATAAAGCAAATGGTAGTGCTATAATCCAAACATTACAAAAAGAATTTTCTGGTGTTATTCCAATTAATCCAGAGGGCGGAAAAATATCTAGAGCGAACGCTGTTTCTCCATCGATAGAAAGTGGTAATGTTTTCTTGCCACTGGGTAAAGAATGGGTTTTCGATTATTTGAAAGAGTTAGTTTCATTTCCTAACGCTGAACATGATGATGAGGTTGATTGTACAACACAAGCTTTAAATAGGCTAAGAAGTATAACGGCAAAAGAAATGACAGAGGAACAAAGAAAATTAGATGAATTTAATAAAAAGAAATATAGAGAGCGTGTAAGAACGATTGCTGGTAATAGTGCAACACGCTCTTTTATTATGTATGGAGGTTAATGATGGAAGTATTGATTATTATAATTGCTGTTTTTATTTCATTTTTAATAGGCATTCAATTTGGAAAAATAGGTTTATTTAAATCTAGTAAGAATTCAACAGATGAGGAAGATACAAAAGAAAAACAGAGACAATATGAAAAGTTAAAAAAGTCATTTAATGAGCTTATGAATTATGATTATGATACCGCAGTAAGGAGAGATAAGTATGAATAACAATATAAGTGATATAACCAAAGATTGGAGTCTTTATGAAGCAGGTATAAAATATAATCAATCTTTATTGAGTATATATTTGTTTTCATTGTTAAATCAAATTGTTCATCTGTTATATCTAATAAACTTTTTTGTTGATATTGTACTCCTGCATTGTTTACTAATATATCAATTTTGCCAAATGTTTTTATAGTTTCTTCATAAAACAGACCTAGCTAATGCAGAAGTTAAAAATATTCTAGAAAATGTTAATTTTGATGCATTGACTAGGCAATTATTAAACGATGGTTTTGATACTGGTGATTTTTGTTTACATTGGTATTTTAATATGGATAAATTACCATACAAGCAAACTAAACCAGAAATAAAGGGAGTTATTGAGGCTGAGGTAATTGATTGCACAAATGTTCAATTCGGGAATCCTAATATTAGGAATGCAGAGAGACAGCCTTATATTATAATTGTAGGTCGTGATCTTGTTTCTAATCTTCAAGAAGAATATAAAAAGAACAATTTAAAGAGCAAAGATAAATCTGTAGAAATAACAGAGGATTATGAGACTCAATATCAGACAGGAGATAATAGCAAGATAGAAATAGATGCTGATGATTATGGCAAGGCACTTTATATTATTAAGTATTATAGAGGCCAAGATGGAAAGATTTATGCTAATAAGTCTACTAAAACTACTTATATTTATAAGGATAAAGCTACAGGCTATGACTATTATCCTATAGCATTTAATAACTGGGAGACAGTTAAAGGAAGTTATCATGGAAGAGCAGAAACTACAGGGATAATTCCTAATCAGATAGCAATTAATAAGATGTTTGCAATGGTTATTTATCATTTAATGTTAACATCATTTCCAACAGCAGTATATGATGCTGATAAGGTAGATAGCTGGTCTAACGAAATCGGAACAGCTATACCAGTAACTAATTTAAATGGTGGAAATATTCGAAATGTTGCAGGATATTTAGAACCAGCTACAATGAGTGCACAGATAATGAATGCTATTGAGCTTGCTATGCAATACACTAAAGAAACTTTGGGAGTAGGAGATGCTTCATTAGGCAATGTAACTATGAATAATGCAAGTGCAATAATAGCAGTTCAAAAATCTAATGCTGTACCCTTAGAAAATGTTAAGGCTAATTTATATGAATTTGTAGAAGACTGTGGAAGAATTATTTTAGATATTATAGCAACAAATTATGGCATTAGACCAGTTGTTATACAAGAAGAAAAAAATAGAATAATAGAAGAGTTTGATTTTAGTGAGTTAAAGGGTATGTGGTTGCATATAAAAGCGGATGTTGGTACTGCTTCGTATTTTAGTGAAATAGCCTCTCTTCAAACATTAGATAATTTATTAAATGCAGGAAGAATTGAGTTTATTGATTATTTAAAGCGTATTCCTGATGAAATAATTCCACAGAAGCAGGAATTAATAAATTCATTGGAAAATCAGGATATGTATAAGCAAGCAATATTTAATTTAATGAGTAAATTTATGCAAGGATTACCACCAGAAGTACAACAACAATTACAATCTATACCTCCAGAACAAATGGAGCAAGAAATACTTAATATGATGGGAGCATTTGATAATACTGATGAATCGTCACAGAATCAAATACAAGACCAATCTGTAGAAGGATCAGTTCCTTTCTCGGAAGAAATGATAAATCAATCACAATTACCAATAGAAGGAGATGTACAAAATGAAGAATTGTAAAATTAGTAAAGAGGAGCAATTAGAAAGAGATAATTGGAAAGCAGAGGATGATGCCAGAACTCTTATGGAATATCAAAAGATATTTAAAGATGAAAAAAGACTAGAAAGGGCAAAACTAAAATTAAAAGAAAGAGAAAAAGAAGCGAAAGCTTCATTAGAAGATATTAACAAGGTACTTAAATAGTGTCTTTTGTTATGCACTACTTTATAGGTAGTGTGAAAAATATAAAGTGCTATTAGACCTAAAGTAGTTGGATATATTGAAAAATCGGCTAAAGTTAAATGGGTATTCGGAGCCTACAGCTTTATATTTTTCATAGTGCTTATAAATAGCACTTGTGCCCAACCATAGGCAAGAAAGGAATTATAAAATGAACGAAAAAGAATTATTGGATCAACCAGAATCTAATGAAACAAGTATCGAAAATGATGATTTTTTTGGAGATATCGATAATGAATTTATAGATAATGAACCAAAAGAAATATCAGTAGACTCAGATGATGAAAGTGAAAGTATACCAACTGACACGGAATCAGAGGAAAAAGAAGAGGAAATTGATTATAAACCTTTTTTAGATGCAATTTCTAAAAAAGCAAAATATAACAAAGAGTCTATTCAAGTCGACAGTATGGACGATGTTATAAACAATTTTCAAAAAGGCCTTAACTATGACAAAATGGTTGAAAAACTTAATAGTCTTGAAAATAGTAAGGTTTTTAGCTATGTATCTCAAAAAGCTAATCAATTAGGTATGACAGTAGAGGAATACATGAATTCAGTAGAACAATACGAGCAAGAACAAGAACAAATTAGGCAACAAGAGAAAATAGAAGAAATGGTTTCAAATGGAGTACCTGAAGAAATAGCAAAAGAGGTAGTGGCTACTTCACAACTTCGTAAGGAATTGCAAGAAGAAAAAAATAGATTAGAGAAAGAAAAACAAGAACGAGAGGCTAATGAAAACAAAAATAAAGAATATGCAGAGTTTTTAGAGGCTTTCCCTAATGTAAAAGCAGAAGACATCCCAAGGGAGGTCTTTTTAAATGCACAAAAAAGTAATTTAAAAACTGCTTATTTAGAATGGCAAAATGCCGAATTACAAAAACAGATTGAAATTAATAAAACAAATTCTAAAAATGCAACTAGCTCAGTTGGTTCTACAACTCAATATGGAGCTAAGGATGAAACTGCAAATAGTGATCTATTTTTAGAAGGCTTTAATTCAGTCTAAGAAGAAAGGGTGACTAATTATGGCTATAAATTTAGCTGAAAAATATGATAAAAAAGTTGTTGAAAGATTTAAATTAAAGTCTTTAACGGAAGCATTTATCAATCGTGATTATGATTGGCAAGGAACAAGAACTGTTAAAGTATACAGTATTCCAACGGTTCCTCTTAATGATTATAAAAAGACAGGAACTTCAAGATATGGTACTCCAACAGAACTTGAAGATAATATTCAAGAAATGACTGTTACTCAGGATAAAAGTTTTACTTTTACAATTGATAAAGGTAACAATCAAGATCAAATGAATGTTAAAGGCGCTGGAAAGGCACTAGCTCGTGAGATTGATGAAGTAATAGTTCCAACTAAAGATACTTATCGTTTGGATACAATGGTAAAAGCTGCGGTTAAAAATGGCGGAACTAACGCCACACCTGCAAAAATAACAAAGACTAATGCTTATGAGGCTTTTCTAGAAGGTCAAGAGTATCTTGATAATAAGAAAGTACCTGTAGGTGGTCGTGTTGCTGGAGTTTCGGCATCTATGTATAAATACTTAAAATTAGATCCTAGTTTTGTTAAAAATAGTGATTTAGGACAAAAAATAACTATTAATGGACAAGTAGGAGAAGTTGATGGCATAAAAATTGTTAAATTACCTAAAAGTTATTTGCCAGAAGGTTGTGCTTTTTTGATTGCGCATCCAAGTGTAACTACTTCGCCAGATAAACTTTCAGACTATAAAATCCATAATAATCCTCCAGGAATTAATGGCAATCTTGTTGAGGGCCGCGTTCGTTACGATGCTTTTGTACTTGATGAGAAAAAGGATGGACTTTATGCTCATCAAGAAACAGCTATTACTGTGCCAGCCAATGCAACTGAACCAACAGAATAGGGTAATAAACAAACTAATTCAAAGGACTTTTGTCTTTTGATATAAGAGGCATATAAGTGCTTTTTATATGAGGAGATGATAAAAAAATGTTAGCAGAAGATATATTTGTTATTACAATGGCAATGATAGATGAAATGAATGATAATGGAACACTTGATGCTACAACAACAGCTGAATATAGAGCAAAAGCTCCCGCAATATTAACAGTTTTACAAAATGAGATAATAGGTATTGAAAATAGATACAGAAAGTATGAGGAGTATATTTATCCAGTGCCAATTGAAGTGTTGTCACAGAATATACAAGTAGATGATATTAAAGCTCATACATTACTTACTAATGGATTGGCTGCTCATTTAATGATACACGAAAATAAGGCTTTGGCTAGTTTTTTTCAAGAAAGATATGAGGAAATGAAAAATTTATATTTAAAATCAACACCAGTAAAAAGAGAAAAAATAAATGATGTTTATGATTCAGGGTTGAGTTTCTAGGAGGTGGAATATGGCTAAAATAAAAGCAGATAATACCATAAATCCTATTTCGATAGATAAATTTTTGGGATTAAATCTTTCTAATACAGGTGACACTCAAATACAGCTAGGTGAAAGTGGAAATATGGATAATTTTTATATCACCAATGATTATAAATTAAAAAAGATGTATGGATATAAATGTTTATATAATTTTAATTCTATTGTTCAAGGAAGCTATAATGTAACTATCAATAAAATCAATTATTTAATAGTTGCTACTAATGGTCATTTATATGCTTTTGATGAACAAGAACTAAATAACGAAGATGGTTGGGACAATCTTTCTCCTTTAGATATAGGAGAAGTATCTGATTCTTCTACGACCTTTTTTGTATTTAATAAGAAATTATATATTTTAACTGGAAATGAGTATAAGTGTTGGGATGGTAATATTTTAACTGATGTAGACGGCTATATTCCTAAAGTTTATATATCAACAACTCCAGATGGAAGTGGCACACCTTTTGAACATATTAATCTTTTAACAGGAAAGAAACATCAAACTTTCAACGGCAATGGTACTGATAAGAAGTTTAAATTAGCAGAGGATAATATATTATCTGTTGATAAAGTTATTGTGAATGGACAAGAGGTTACGACTGGTTTTTCTAGTGATTTGATAACTGGTACAGTTACCTTTGATGTTGCTCCTAAGGAAGCTATGGATAATATTGATATTTATTGGAACAAGATAAATAATGATAGGCATTTTATCGAAAATATGCGCGCTGGTATTATTTTTGGTGGAGGAGTTGATACTAGAGTCTTTTTATATGGAAATGAAGATGAACCTAACAGAATTAGATATAGTTCTGTAGCAAATAATGTACCTTCAGTTGAATACTTTCCAGGAGTGAATCAAATAGATGTTGGTCCTAATAATTTTGATGTTACAGATTTAAGAAGGCACTATGATAGATTACTTATTACAACGAATAAGCCAGAAGCTTATTATATGACTTTAGATACGATAGATGTTGATGGAATGACAACTACTTCGTTGCAAACATTCCCTTTAAATGAAGTTCACGGAAGTGTTGCTTTTGCACAAGGGCAGGTAATAGATAATGATCCAATAACTATCGATAAAGAATCTATCATTAGGTGGAAATCAACAAATATTCGTGACGAAAGAAACATGAAGGATATTTCTCAAAAAATAAGTTTAGATTTGGTTGATATGAATTTAAAAATAGCCAAAACAATGGATTACCAAGCTCAAAATCAACTTTGGATAGGTATAAATAATAAGATTTATATTTATAACTATGCTAACGATACTTTTTCTAGATTGACTATTCCCCACGAAGTTAAAGAATTTCAGATTTTTAATAATGTAATATATATGATTACGCAAGATGGGAAATTAATGAGATTTGGTGAAGAGTTTCAAACTTATGACGGGAAAATAATAAAGTCACATTGGGAAATGAATTTTTATGATTTCGGTGCTGAATATTTAAGAAAGACCATGAATAGATTATGGGTATTAATGCAACCACAAGCAAAATCTAGTGCAGAAATAGGTTACATTTCTAACCGTAATGAATCTCCTGTTAGAAAAAAGATAGAATATAAGTTAACTGTTTTAGATAATGTTGATTTTTCAGATTTTTCGTTTCAGATTTCAAATAATCCTCAACCGTTTAGATTAAAGATGAAGGCGAAGAAATTTACTAATTTAAAAATAACTATAGATAATAATGAAGATACGGATGTAACAATATTATCATTAGCTTTAAAGGTAGAAGCTGGGGGAGAAAGTAAATAAAAGAAAGAGGTGTAATAAATGGAAAATGTTCATTTAACAAGATTTACCAAAAATGTAAACAATATACAAGCATTAAGCGATAGACCCAATACTGCTGATGGATTAACCTCTCAAGGGTTGAAAGAAAAGTTTGACAAGGCTGGTTCTGATATAAAATCTTATATTAATGATGAGTTGATATCTGGAATGGAAACATATTTAAAAAGATGTATTGAATCAAATGACGAAAGACTAATCAATTCTAGAAAATGTAATAATACTTTTGAAAATGTTGATACAGCTAGACAAAATTTAAAGATTAGGACAGGAACAAGTTTACCTCAGACAGTAGAGGAGGGATGCTTGTTCTTTTTATATAGTTAAGAGGTGATTTTGTGGCTACGGTAATAGGACAAGTAAATTTGAACGGATGTAATTACCAATTAGCGTATGATTTATTAGGACAAAGTCAAGGTGATAATAATTCGTCTGTTAGGCTTTACGGAATATTAAATGTTACTAATAATTATATTTCTTGGACTAGAGGTTCTGCATCTGTTCATACAAGTGGTTTGCAAGGAATAGGTACTTATTATGGAAAAGGAACGCATATATTAATTGCTCGTGATTTTACCTTTAATCATGATGATAAAGGTGATTTTAGTGCGTATATAGGTGCAAGTTTATCAACTACTTTTGTAAGTGGTGATTGTGGTGGAGTGTTGAATTTACCACATATAAATAGAATTAGTACAATAAATTCATTTACTGGAGGAGAATTAGAGAGTGATTTTAAGGTAACATATACAAGTTATGGTAACTTTACAAATAAACTTAGGATATCTATTCCTAATGTGAAATCTTTGGAAACCTTTAATTATAGCAGTGGTACAAGTTTCAAGTTAAAAAAAGAAACACTTGATTATTTATATAATTATATTGGTTTTGGAGACAAAATAACATTAGGAGCAGTAATAGAAACATATAATGGTTCAACTAAATTGGGTGAAAGTTCTGAATTAACGAGGACCATTACAATACAACCAAGAGGGAGAATATATGTTGGTGGACAATGGAAAAGAGCAACTCCATATTTAGGTGTAAAGGGTGAATGGAAAAGAATTCTACCTTATGTAGGAATAAATGGACAATGGAAGAGAGGTAATTAAAATGGCATATGATTATGAATCTGATTTACAAAGATTAAAGGAACAGCAAAAGGCAAGCGCGATAGCAGATTTACAGAAAGAAAGGGATTCTTCACTTTCTAATTTAAAGGCTGAAGAAGCAACTATTAAGCCTACTTATTATAAAAAGAAGGATAGCACTAATGTGCAAAATCAAGTGGCTGCAAAGAATTTTCATGAATATTTAGTTAATAGTGGGCGCTCTAATAGTGGCATAGGAGCACAATATGAAATGAGCAGGCAAAATACTTTGCAACGAAATTTAAATGACTTAAATAAAGAAGAGGCAAGCGCGATAGCGGATGTTGCAAGAAGAAAAACAGATGTTAATAATGCTTATAATACAGGTTTAACTAGTGCAAATGCTCAAATTGAAGCTAATTATATTACTAATCTGCTAGCAGAAAGACAAAAAGCTTGGGAAAGAGAACAAGCAGAAAAAGAATTCAATGAGTCAGTTAGACAATTTAATACTAGTTTAGCATCTTCTAGAAGTAGTGGAGGAGGTGGCGGAAGCAGAAGTAGTGGTAGAAGTAGC